GGGAGTCCCGTGAACCCCTTCAGCGCTATGGGCAGCCTCTCTGGTTCTGACTACAGCATCAAACTAGCCAAGAGCCTAGAGTCCTACTGGCAACCTGCATTCGATGAGATGCTCAAGGAGAAGAAGATGGAGGAGCACAACGAGATAAAGCGTAGAACTCCCAAGGAGATAGAAGACCAAAGCGCTGGTGTGATAGAGGCTAAGGACGAGGAGAAGATAATGAAGCCCACATTAGTCAAGGGCCTCCTGCTGATAGAGGCCATACTAGACCGCTTGGAGAAGGGCCACAGCAACATGCATGGACGTGGCTTTGGCTTCGATTTCGGGGCCGACGGCTCAGAGACGCCAACAGGACCGACGAGTCTGAACTCCGAGCAGTCCCTACCAGACTACGATATGAAAAAACGGCCAACTGAGGACCCGGAGAGCCCTGAGGACTACCCGAAAAGAGGTAAAAAGAAGAGCAAGAGGGAATCCGCTGACATCATATAGTATGACAATGAGTGAGATGATAGTGTGCAATCGAGACTACTACACAGACCTGATGATGAAACCATCACCCTCCTCAAGGCAGGGAATGACCTCATCGTGGCAGGATATGCAAGCGTAGAATTGGTTGACAAACAAGGAGACTTAATTACAGGCAACGCACTGAAAGACGGTTTCAGAAAATTTATGGAGGACCCAAAGTACAGAAACGTGCAATTAGCGCATTCAAATATACAAGTGGGTGAAGTGGTTCCTAGTTATACAGATAGTGAAGGGAGGTTGTGGAAAAGCGAAGTTGATGATGTCGGGATGTTTGTTGTAGTACAACTGCGTGACGACATCGAGAAAGCAAAGGAAGTCGCTGCTGAAATCAGAAAAGGAAATCTGAGAGGATTCAGCATAGGTGGACAGGCATTCAAACGAGTAAGAAAATCTGACCCCAAGCGCGGCGACTACCAAGAAATCAGCAAACTAGAACTACACGAAATCACAATCTGTGAAAAAGGAATAAACCCAGAAGCAACATTCAGGATATTAAAAGAAGACAAAGAAAAGGTGAAGAAAATGACAGAAGAAGATGTAATGAACCAGATGGGGTCGGTCCTAGAGCGACTTGAGAGCAGGCTAGAAACTATGGAGAAGGCCGCTGCTCCAGTCGAGGACGACCTTGAAAAAGGAAACTACGACATGAAGATGGACGGAAAGGATGACAAGAAAGAGGACAAGAAAGACAAGGACAAGAAAGACAAGTCTGAGGACGTCGCAGAAGATGGCGTCGAGAAGTCCGAGTACTCTGATGTCATCACTGCTGAGTACCTGAACTGGATGGAAGACACCCTAAAGAGCGCAGGTGTCGACACAGGTGCAGCACGCGACCACTTTGAGAAGGCCAACTTGGGGTCCACCCCCAAAGAGTTGGAGTCCTATGCCACTCAGAGGCACGGGCAGACCAAGAACAGGCAGCAGGAGGGTGGAAAGCCATCTGCTAACCCCGCTAAGGTCACCAAGAGCGAGTACCTCGCTCCCACTGACGTCAGCGAGGCTGACATCGAGGCAGCATACGAGGTCTACAAGGCCGCTGCCCTTGAGGAAGAGTTCAGGGGAAGCCTAGAGCACGACTTCTCCTCACGCTACGCAGCAGAGAGGGAGCAGGAGATTGCAAAGGCTGAGGCCCAAGCATTCGACGCACGAAGCCCTCTGGCTAACATCGAGAAGTCCCTCGCTGCTCTCAGCGAGAGGATTGACAGCATAGCCGCACCTGCCGAGGCTGGCGAGACCATCGCCAAGTCAGAAGCACCATCAGTAGACGTTCCTTCGACAGAAGACATGGCCAAGATGAGTTGGGACGAAGTTCACCAACTCGCTGGCAGAGTATTTGAGGGGGGTAACTGAATATGGCAAGAGATTACGTACGAACAATAACTGACATGGAGCGCTACTACTACGGCGCTGGAAACGCAATGGGATACTCCTACTCCGGTAGCGAGTTGCTCAAGGCCGACAGCCCAATGCTGTCGACCACTGGTGGTACCTACCAAGCAATCTACGGCAGGAAAGTCTGGTCGCAACTGAACCAAGAGTTCAACGCTTTCAGCATCCTACCAAAGAAGCCTTGGGACAGGTCCGGATGGAGAGTCATCACGGCTAAGCCTTCAGAGGTAGCCGGTGGCGGTGTTGCTGAGAACGCAACCCTGCCTGACACCCAGAGGCCTACCTTCCAGCACGTGGCTGCAAAGCCCAAGACGATTGCTCACACCTTCGACATGTCGGAGACTGCAATCTTCCTTGCTGACAAGGACGACGGAATGGGCGACATTCGCTCCGTCCTTAAAGAGGAGATGGGGAAGCACCACGCTGAGATGATTAACAAGATGCTCCTAACGGACGTCGACACCCCAGCATCTAACAACTTTGAGTCGCTAGACAGGGTGACTGCATCCAACGCAGACCTAGAACTCAGCAGCAACGCACACTGCTCTGCTGGTGACCTAGACATCTACTCGATTGACAGGAGCGCTTCCGCTAACAGTTGGGCAGACGCAGAGGTATCTTGCGCAAGCGACGCTCTGGCTGCTACTCAGCGAACCATGAGCCTAGACCATCTCGATGAGATGTTCCAGAAACTCTGGATTCGCGGTGGTAACCCGAAGGTCGTCCTGACTGGATACGACACTCTGATGAGACTACAGCAACTGCTACAGTCCCAGCAGAGGTTCATGGAAGAGAAGAGAGTCACTCCAACGTACAACGGTGTGAAGGGTGTGCCCGGTATGGAAGCAGGGTTCATCGTCGCAACTTACAACGGCGTGCCAATCATCCCATCCAAGGACGTCACCAAGGGTGGACCATCTAACGCAGACGGTCTTTCCAAGTTGTACTTCCTTGACACTGACTACCTATACTTCAGCACAGCGATTCCTACTCAGTACTTTGAGTCCGGTATCGAGACTGGTGACCCGTTCGCCATCAACAGGCTGGGCCAAGAGGGACTCTACCGAAGTATGGGCGAGATTTGGACCACTTTCTTCGGAGCACAGGGCAGCGTGAGGGACCTCAAGTGAGGACGGAGATAATAGGAGAAAAGAGGTGAAAAAATATGGCAGTGACATTAACACTAACAACAGGAAGCAACGGAGTAGCAACGGTAGATTTGGAATTGGACCTTTACGCAGGTACCCCAGTAGGGGACACCGAGTGGTTGAAGGGATTCGGTTCACAGTACCCCGGTGGTGGAACTGATGAGTTCGCAGCAAGCAACTCGGATGGAAACGCAACGGCTGGACTGAAACTAGTAGTCGGACGATTCACACTGACAGAGAACAACAACGTGTTCACTATCGGTGGAGATGCTAGCAAGATTATAGCATGCGTGGTTGGTACCAACGGAACAGCGGGTCAGTCTCTAGGGTATGACGGCTTCACTAGCGGTGACAGCACCCTCACTATGATTGCAGAAGGCAGCACTGGTTCTAACACCATGTGCGGCTTCATGGAGGAAGTCGCTTGAGGTGGGCTTTTTGCCTACCTTGACGTACTTGGGACCTTGGGGCCAGACTCCTATCAAGGAGTTGGGTACCCTACACCGTAGCCAACCAGTTGAAGTCTCAACGGACTTCGTAGACAGACTAGGCCCATTCAACCCCAAGCACTTCAGGCTTGAGGGTTACGAGGGCAAGACAGTCGATGCTGGTGGTGACGGTATCCCCGACGAGGGTTGGAGGATAGCGGACATTAAGGCTTGGATGAAGGACAATGATGTAACCATCGGCGCGGGATATAAGACCAAGAGCCGATTACTTGATATGGTAAGAGATTCTCTCAATCCTGTAGAAGAGGTCGTAGAGGTAGAAGAGACGGCCCCCGAAGCAGCAGAAGAGACACTAACGGAGTGATAAAACATGGCAACAGTAAATTTTGACAGCAGACCTACAGTGATAGGGAATAAGATGATGGTAACAGGCAGTTTCACGTCTGACAGTACCGCTCAGACGATTGATTTCAGTGGATTTCTATCGAGTATAGACTCGTTTAGTATAACTCCAGTGAAGGCTAGCGTTGTGACAGACCCTACCGCTTCGTGCATAACGACTGATTTGAAAGTGATTCTAACACTGACAAACGCAGAAGAGCACAAGTTCATGGCACTTGGTGACCGCAATTAAGGCGGTGACCTAGAATGGGAAGCGTAGTAGTTTACGGACCTTACTCCCCAAAGGAGTTTAGCACCCTTGGTGCTGAAGACGGCAATTGGAGCAACGGTACTGGCTTCACGGCTAATTCTCTAAACAAGAGACTCTACACTGATATGGAAGCAGAAGGAACCACCTTCATATCTGTGGAGCCGATTACAGTTCTTGGTAACGTATATCTGGTAGTCACAAGGTGAACCTGATGGGGTTTGACGTAGTATCATTGGATGAGGAAAGCATCTCACGGGCTCAGAAGCAGAACGTGAGAATCGACTCCCATTACAATGACGGCGTGGTTCTAGACAAGGAGCACCCATTGAAGGGTGTCACCAAAAGCCAAAGGACTCGTAACGTCGAGATAGGAGACATACTGGACATAGGCTCCGGCACAAGGTGTGTCCACTGTGGCATGCTTCACTTCCTATGGGTTGAGAATTGTAGTACGTGTCGCAAGCCCATGGAGTACAACATGGGGAAGAGGGAGGACTAGAGCATGGATGCATTCGATGAGGCATGGAGCATACTCAAGGCTAGGCCCTTCCACAGACAGAGAGTTCTACCTATAGGCTCTGACAAGCATATGAGACTACAGCAGTGGGCTAACAGGCATCCAACCACTAAACTGATGGAGGGGGATGCACGAATCCCCCACAGGGACCTATTGATGAGAAACGCAGTGCGAGACCCAGAGATGTATGGTCTGCAACTCCTCGACAATATTCCCCATCCTGATGACATGATGGAGGAAGCAGAACCAGAACAGGCACCGCCGGACCCAAGAAGGCGCACGGTGCTACCTCCAGCAGAGGGTGGTAAGCCTGAGATGCCTGATGGCCAGAAAACCTTATTTGAATTCTAGTTGAGTTGTATGATATGCCGCAAGTGTTTAGCCCCGGTGAGCCTGAGACAAGGCCGTTAGACCCGACGGCAACGGTATACACCACAGCGCAGAAGGTAGCAGACCTGCTTGAGATAGGACCGCAGGAAGCGGTGCTGATGTCCGCTAACGCAGAGACCACTGGGGTGTTCGTCACTGGTACTGACTTCAGGAACATAGGGTTCTCTACTGGCGACACCATTCTAATCTACAGCGATGCTGACCCCATGGGGTTGGAGCGCACCATCACTAGCACTACCTCCACAGCAGGTGGTGTGAAACTGTCATTTACAGGGGACATCAACCCCGGTCTCTATGAGATAGCGGACAACGGCTACGTGCAGAACCAAGCGTCCTTCACGGATGGCTTTGGTAAGAAGCACGGAATCACCAAGAGTAAGGTGGACGCAATCATAAGAAGAATGCAAGACAAGATAGACAAGTACACCCACAACGCTTGGAGGCCCTATCTAGTCACTGCTGAGTACATCAACTTCGATACCTACAAGCCGTACAGGAGAAGGTACTACACCGATTACGTGGGTACGACTCCTCTCCTCTTCAGAAACGTGCAGCAGATACTCAGGCTGGAACTGTGGCAGGGTAGCGACTATAGGGAGATAGGAGCGGCTGAGGCACGCATCACCCTACCCAATGACGTCCGTTCCTTGTCTGGCTCGATAGTGCTATCTCCCGGCAATGGTAGTGCTGCTGTCCTTACGATGGGAACTGGCACAGGGGAATGGAGAGCGGACTTCGACAAGGTCACCTCCGCCCAGAATCTCGCTGACCTCATCAACAAGGAAGATAGAGTCAGTAAGACGGCAGTTGAGTTTTCCCCAGCATTCACATTGGAGGGTAGCACAGCGAATGTGGCAGTTCACAACGAGTTCCTAGCGACAGCCAACTCGGACCACGGTACTGGTCAAGTCAAGATTACCAGCATGAGGGGAACCAAAGCAGGCGAGACTTGCAGCATAGTCACGACTGACAGCGATGTGGAGATTGCTCAGACCGATGTCTACACTGCTAAGTTCAGTAGCCTAGATACCACCATAATCAATGTCGATAGCACATCTGGTTTTGCTGATGCTGGTGTGGTAGTGGATTCCAGTGGTGACGTCTTCAGGTACACAGGCAAGACTGCTACAGCGTTCACGGGGTGTGCCATGGTAGTCGGTGGTAATTCACTCTCCGTCATCTCTGGTACACTGACTCAGCACGTGCTGAATATCGACTTGCAGGGTGGCTCGGCCTCTGGTGACAGGGGTAGGCTACGAGACTGGTGGTTGGACCCGGAGATGGGTATAATCTACTTCAACAACTCCTACCCCTTCTTTGAGTGGAATGCCATCAAAGTCGCTTACATCTACGGTGAGAGATACCTACAGCAAGCGATAGAGGATGCTTGCACCAAGATGGTAGCAGTGGAGATGCTGCTGAGTGACGATAGGAGCATCCTCATACCGGAGGGTTCGCAGAACGTGGACCTGACATCCAAGATTCAACTGTACAAGCAAGATGCTGAGAACACCCTACTGCGATACAAGGAGGTCGTCGTTTTTGGTTAGGGAGACCCCTCTGGAGAGGAGAGTCAGGGAGGAGTTCCAGCGTGAGTTGCTTGAGGAGTTCAAGACCCCTGAGACTCAGGACGAGGTAAGGCAGGTAGTCACGCAGACGCCCCCAGAAGTCAGAGAGCAGAAGTTGCAGCAGGAACTGCAAGTCAATCCCGATGAGGAGATAGCGGAGCAGAACACGGACAAGAGGATGCTCACCGAATCCCCTGAGTTAGTGCGGAGCAAACTGAGATACGATGGCGAGCACCTGCTGCCCGACTTCGACAAGTACGAGAGGAAGGACACCAGACCGACTTGGATGAGGGGTGACTGAGTATGGTAGCGACCTTCAAGGAAGCGATAGACGTCGTCATAGACCTGTACAAGGACGACTGGAACAGGGGCAACACGGACAATTACAAACCCATAGTCATAGACATAGCAGAGACCGCACCGGAGAAAGGCAAGCGTCTGAACCTAGATAGGTCTGACTATGTCCTAGTGTTTGAGACCGCACACAATGAGGAAGTGCCTGACATACTGTACGACTTCGTCACGACGAGGATAAACATCACAGTCGATATGCGTACTGCTAAAAGCCGTCGCCATCTGCAAAAGATGGAGAATGAGGTCAGGAGACTGACTCACACCAAGAGAAAGGGGGACGGAGTGAACTTCGACAGACTAGTGTACAAGACTAGGACGGATTTGTCTGATAGAAGTAAGAAACTATTTAGGATGACATTTCAGATAGAAGTAGTAGTCTTCGCAGAGCAGATACCATGAGGTGAAAAAAGTGCCATCAACAGTCTATAGGGGAGATTTGACAGAGGCCACGTTCGGCCATGAGTCTGGTGTGCAACTAGTCTCGCATCAGGGTGGCGACATACGATGGACTGCCTCTGCGAGCGGTGACTACACCAAGATACAGTTCAGCAACGGTGACGCTCAGGCTCCCGTCGCTAATGGTGTTCTGAACTACCCGGTGGGTATGCTGGTCGGTTCACAAGTGGTGTTCGATTGCACCCCTAACGGTGGCTTCACCACAGCCGATGACTACGCTAGTACTGGTAGGATGTTCACAATCATAGAGCAGGGGAGCGGCACCGCCAACAACTACATCATCATCGCTCCTGCTCTATCTGCTGCTAACGCAAGTGCATCATCAGCGGCTGACGAGAAACTTACGATAATGCCATTCAAGACCCCTACGTTCGATTTCAACTCCGCTTACGCTACTGCTGCGAATAACTCAGCAGAGAGGGTGTTGACGGACCAGTTCATCGGTATAGTCAATACCATTGCATTGCCGGACACGAAAGTCGATTTGAAGCGCTACCACGTCGTGGGTCTAGGTAGGGACGTAGCAGTTCAAGTCCCCGGTAGGTTCCTAAACCAAGGCGGTTCCTTTGAGGCCAACCTACACAACTCTCGTTGGTTGTACTACTGCCTCGGTCATGAGGTAGTGAGCGTGCCCACCTCTGGCACTAGCAGTAGCAACAACGACAACAAAGGCCACGCCAGCACTACTTGGACCGTCTCTGCTTGCAAGCCCGGTGACACCTATCTGAGCCTGACTCCTAGTACGGGAACTGCTCTTCCGAAAGTAGACCTCAATGATGGTGCTGCTGATTTAGTGCCGGGACACTACATAGTGCTCAAGGACGACACCCTCGTAGACCTCAACACCCATTCCGAGACTGCGTCCAACGCTACATGGCCCACGCAAGGCGCTGAGAGCGTGCTGAACAGAGCCAAGAGCCATGAGGTCAGGAGAATAGCAGGCCTCTTCAAGGAGACTAACGGTGTAGTCAGAGTGTGGTTAGACGACCCAATTCAGTATGCTCATGCTGCCAGCGTGCAAGTGGGCTTCCATGCCTTCCAAGATGACGCTACGGATGCGACCCCTGACGTGGCTGGTGCTACCGGAGTCCTCAGCAATCCAGTCAAGAGGCTTCTGTTCTCGCGCACCACCGTGCCCTCCTTCGCCATGGAGGTCAGTGTCAGGAGGAACGACGTTGAGGGCACTGATTCCGATGTAGTGGACGGCAGCGCCTCGGATACCAAGCAACTCACACGTGTGTTCCGTGGCTGCAAGGTGAAGGACTTCACTCTGACAGCGGACACGGATGCTGCTCTCAGGCTGACTACCAACTTCGATGCAGCGCTATGCTATACCGATACAGGTAGGTTGGAGACTAGCACTCCCGGTGACAGGTACGATGCCCACAGGCTGTTTGAGGACTTGGGTGCTACCACAGCAGCACAACTCGCAGCACGCAAGGCAGTAGGAATAGCGAAGAATACGCAGAAGCCCTTCATGTTCTACAACGGCACTATCAAACTCGCTGGTGTGACTCTGGGACAAGTGGTCTCCTTCACCCTCAAAGGCTCCACGGGAGTGCAGCAGTTCTACACCATAAACGGCAACAGCCAGACCTCGCTCGACACTGACCAAGTACCATTTGCTGGTAGCAGAAACCCAACCATAGCGGTGGAGGGCAAGACCGAGTACGAGTTGGACATGGAGATAGTAGTGGACGACCCGCTGTTCTACCACCAGATGAGGAGGGCAGTCAGGAACTTCGATGAGACCATCACCGACAACACGGACAACGACATGATAAGGCTCTCATTCACCAAGAACACTACAGCCGCTGGTGAGAGCGAGGAGTTGGACATCATAATGGACGACTACTTCATCACCGAGGCCCCACTACCCATACCAGAGGACAAGGGTCCTCTCCGAAGCACTCTCAAGATTATGCCCAAGAACATCAAGGTCGTAGCCCAAGACACCCTATACCATGCGTGATACAAATGAAACACATCCTACCAGTGCCAAAGAAGAGAGTCCGGTATTTCCGCAGATTCGGTCGTGAGGAATACATCCGCTGGATATCTGATTATCTCAATCGCCCTGCACCACCGACCTTGGAGGACTACACTAGACCTGCAATAGACCAGTACTTCTTGACCGACTACAAGCCCGCTTGGGTCGAAGCGGCGGAGAAGACCATGGAGACCACTCAGGAGGAGGTCGATGCTGAGTACGAGGAGAAGTGGCAGGAGACCAAGGACCGCATCTCAAACAGTTGGGAACCTTTGGACATGCCCTTCAACGAGACAGAGACAGATTACAATTCGTGGACCATCAGAGAACTGCAAGAGGAGTGCAGACAACGCGGCATTACCATAAGAGGTACTAAAGCCGAAGTCGTGCTCCGTCTTAGAAGACACGATGAAGGTCTAACGACACAAACCGAAGAAAATGAGACCGAAGCCCCCTCGGAAGAGGCTGCTGAGGAATCATCGGATGCCCCCTCGGAAGAGGCTGTAACCCCGGAAGTGAATGAAAATGCCGCAGATAGCGAACAAGGAGAAATTATTGACGAAGAAGAATGAACGCAAGCATGAGATAAGAGTTGACCCAGATGACCCGGAGTTGGTCATGGAAGTGTGGGTCAGGGATATCACATTCTTGGATGTTCAGAGAGCGACTCAGACTATGTTTGAGACCGTAGGTGGAGACGTAACGCTCAACCTGCAAGGCTACTGGGCCTACGCTTTCAGCAACTGGGTTGTCAGGACCAACCCGGAACTCACAGCAGATGAGATGCTGGACCTCAGCACTTACGCTGGAGAGCAGATTGCCTCACTCCTACCTAAGCCAGACGAATTGGCGGAGGCTATGCAAGGGGGGTTTACCAAAGCGAGCAACTGAGGATTCAGGAGTTCATGAATGTCAAATTGGTGAGAGATTCCAAAGACATAGAACTCCAATCCGAATTGTTCGCATACCTAGTTGCAACACACTACAAGATATCACTACAGGAGGCATACGACATGGACATAGACGTTTTCAAGAAATCACTGTCTTGGGCCATGGCCATGAACGAGCGGGATAAGAAAAATATAGAGAAGCAGGGTCTCAAGCAACGTACAGGCGGGGAAGTGGTGGACTTGGATTACAGTTGGTTGGGAGGCGATAACTGATGGGTTTGGAATCACTGACTCTGGCTTTGAGAGCCGCACAGACCTCCAGCATAGCCACTAACAACATAGTGGCTGGTCTGGGTAAGATTGTGAACGGTATAGGTGATGCGTTCAGAAATGCTTTCAACAGTGCTATGGAGAAGGCCATAGAATTGAAAAACGACTTACTCAGTTTCTATGAGGATGACTTGAAACCTAGACTGGAAGCACCTATATCTTTATTCGGTGGTAATTCCATAATGGACCTCCTACGAGCAGCGCAAAAATTCATTAGTGAAGTTCTGATACCGAATGTAAGTGATGCATTCAATTTCATAATAGACTTACCCGGCACTATAGCCAAAGCCTTTGGTGATTTAGGGTCGATAGTAGAAAAAGAGTTGGACAAAATCTCCTTCTCCAATTTAATGAAGGGTATAGACAAAATAAAGCAGTACTTCATAGATGCTTTCAACGATTCAATCTTCAGGGACATAGTGGATGAGATAAATAATGTTGTCAAGAAGATGGATAAACTCAAGAGTTTCGCAGACCAGTCGCCCGAAAAAATGGCGAGCATTGTGCTAGATAAGACACCGGGTGGTGGGCTTATCCAAAACATCAGCATGGAGATTCACGGCGGCTTCACTGATACTGGTAAGATGATAGACAAGGCAGGTAAGGGGCTAGCCAAACACATACCGAGGTTCTGATTATGGTGGCGGGAAATGGGGTTCCTATCAGGCTCGTACAAGAGGATGGCAATCTCATCAATCTCACAGCCACTAGGCTTACCATGAGCGTAGAGAGGAGAGTCGGCTCTCACCCGATGAAGTTCATGGGTAGCGGCAGATGGTCACTGGACCTCAACCAGAACACTGCCGTCATACTCATCGACGGCGTCTTCGTTGACGACCAAGCCGGGGAGACCGTAGGCAGCAACCACGAAGCACACATAGACTTCGCTGGCAATGAGTTCGCCACGGTCGCCAACCTGACTAACTTCCTAAACATGAGCAGCATCAAGACTGCCGACACCTCGACTATAGAAAAGAATCCCCGATTCATACTAAACAGAGCAGATGGTACTCTTGACCTTATTTCCACATCTAAAATGTTGGGTACTGGCGCTGACCCTGCTGCTGTCTATCGTGCTGCTGGTGGTAGTATCAACAAAGCACACGTCGAGATAGCCGTAGATGCAGATGCTGACGAGATTGCTACTGCTATGGCTAATTACATCAACGCAGAACTGAGTAGTCACTACACTGCTAGCACGATAAACGGTCTGGCTAACGGTAGTCAAACCACTAACGCTGTGCTAAAGATAATACACGATGACAGCCCTAGTGGTAGTGCTCCTTTGTTTACACCTGCCATCTATCCTAATGTAAACGGTCTGACACAATTCGACAATCCAATCATCTACCCTTTTTCCGGTGGAAAAAGCAGTAAATTAAAATCAGCGGGAGACAAGGTACAGGACCTCTATGGTCTGCTGAACAACAGTAAGAGGAATAGTACTGTAAGACAAGTAATCAAGTCTGCTGGTATTTCTCCTCTACTAACACTTGCTAAGACAGGTGGGGGAGCAGCAATAGCGGACCATCGAAGTACTATGGCACAGCGTGGACAGGCTCTCATTGATGGATTGGGTGTGCCTAAAGAAGATTACATAGTAGGAATTCAGATACCGTATAACTCCAAGGTAAACGTGACTGGTTCCTCCGATTACGAGGGAAGGTACTTCTTCATGCCAACTGGTGGTAAGACTGGTAGTGTATTAGGAGAAATACCACCTAATGATAAGGGGTCCGAGAATGCCCCTAATTTGAATACGACCTTTTCGGGCGTAAATCAGTTTACTGGTATATCAGGTACGGTCTCAAAGTTGGACGTAAATTACGATGCTGGTGAATCGGTGTACGCCTTCACCATGCAGTTCCTACCGATAGACTGGATGATATGACATGGCGGTAATAGGCAGAACTAATCATGCTTTCTTTTTCGATGGTGTGAGCGATAGCATTGTCGTTCCGCAAGGCTTGTTCGCTGCTGGCGGATTGAAGAACGAGCAGGACAAGGACGATTACAGACCTCTGTTTGATGCTTCCTCTGCTGACGGTAGAAACATGAGTTTCATCGCTGAAGGTATGAAGCAGATAGTGGTCGAGGCTTGGGTAGTGCCTGATTGCGGCGGAACCGTGATAGAGGCAGAAGGGCAGTTCAAACTATCAGTGGGCAACGTGGATACACCCGGTCCAGCGGTGTTTGAGGTCAACACCTCGGATGGCTCAGCGACTCAGACCTTCACCTTGTCCACTGCGACTCAAACCACATCACCCAACAGGTACGAGGGTACTGTGTACCCGATTCCTGATTTCGCTAGCATCCATGATTCTTACAACAGGTTCGACGGCGCTTACGACGATGCCACGGATTTGAACAGGAATCACAGGCAACTGTTGCATCTAATCGGAGTCTTGGACAGCAGAAGCGTGAGACTGTACGTGAACAACGTCCTGATGGCAGAGCAGAAGGTGAACAATACGAACATGAGGCTAGTTAGTGGTAAGAGCAACATGTTCATCGGCGGCAAGGGCGGCCAGTTCAGGGGTGTGATGGAGAGCATCCACATATCCAGCACTCTCAGTGATACCTTTCTCTCATCAGAGCCTCCGACGGTAACAGAAGACACGCTGCTTCTCTACAGGTTTGAGGAACCCATAGCACCAATCGAGGAAGTCTACGACATAACCTCCTTGAGCAACAACAGCGATGTCATAGGTGGCCAGAGCGTGACCATATCGCAGATATCCCTCTCCGATACCCAAGCGACATCACTAGCCAAGAAACTCACAGGACTATCATCAGTCAGCGGTAACTACGACTTCACAGCCACGCCCTACAGCAGCGGCAACTACGAAGTGGTATCCAACACAGGCACAGCAGTCAATACCTACTCAGTGCCGCATGTGCCTTACAACATACTCATCAATCCGAATTCGATAAATCCAAACACTAGGAAGCCGAATCAAACCCCACCAGAGAGAATGAGGGTGCATAGCATCAACGTGGACACCAACACTATGCTGGTATCCAGCGTGCATCTGGACTTCAGTTCGTCACTCAATGGGTTGAGAGGAGCACTAACCACTTCTCGGACGACGGGCGTCGACAACCACTTTGTGGTGATAAACTCCGACCTGCTGATAGACGGTGGCTCAGGTAGACCATACCAACCACCCCACTACGCAACGCAGGTGATAGACAGGACTGGCCAGATGGTCATAGACGAGAGCGGTTATGACAACCACGGATTCGTCTACTCCAGCAGGATGGCTACAACTGCGAACGACACCAACAATCCCTTCGCTGTGTCTTGGCCCACCACGCTGGATGAGTCCTTCCAACTAGGCCATAGCGGTAGGCATACCAAGAATCACGTCGATGGTCATGCATTCCTCAGAATGCTACCACCCGCCCAAGAGGAAGTGATATCGCTGAAAAGCGATGGCACGCCTGACAGGATAAACCTAGTCTACGATTTGAACAAGGAGGGAGTGGACGAGCAACTGTCCATGAACAGCAGGGTGGATGTCTACAGGGAGTACGAGGCTATCACTGTAATAGACAGCAAGAGCGAAAGCACAGTCGACACCATCTACAACTCAGGGCTCGCTGCTGGTACTAGGACCCTGATAGCGATAGGCGGTGACAACTTCGACTTCACACCCTTCCTATTGAAAGGGCCAAGCCTACAGAAGGGAAGCACGCCTGAGTCCAGTCTACGCACTCACCACCTGAGGCCTAGCAAGAACAGCAGAGTTGCTCTCCTACACATACCTGCCTTGAGAACCAGTTACAACATGGCCCCTTTCATTGAGATACACTACAACGCAGTGGACTTGACTGGTGCCTCCATGAATGGCAGCAACACAGCGAAGCCGCTGCTGATGGTGGAGAAGACAGTGCCCTCATCCGACACTACCATAGGTAACACGAACATCTACGACATAATCGCTGCTAACATATCCGGCGGTCTGACCATACATGCACCGGGAGGCTATCTCGATGTCTTCCTACCTGATGAGATAGAGACACACCAGTTAGTCGGTGACAACAGCGAGGGATACGACAGCGATGACGAACTGGATGAGTCTTACACCCCGGTGAACTACACACCCTATTCCGGAAGTGCGGTAGGTAATAGCCCACCGAAGATAGTGCAGGACTCCACTAGTCAGACTACTGACCACGAATCTGTGTTTCACAGGCTAGTCATAGGTCACGGTAAAGTCGATGTCAGTTTGACTTCCAAGGGAATCTACGACAGGAAGGACCCTTTGACCTTGAAGGACTCGCCAGCCAACGGTGAGTATGATACTGGGATAATATCCTCTTCCACGCCCATCTATGAGATGTTTGACATCATAGACAACCAGTCACTCACTGATGCCAGTCCCGGTGCTAATGCTAGGCTGATAGTGCAACCGACGGACCGGAGGAGAACTAATCAACTGTCTCATATAAGGGAGGCACTTGAGACTCCCAATCAAACCAACTCCATCGGCATCAAGTACCTGATGACCAAAGCCAGAGTACGTAGTGTGGAGGAGCGCGAGGAGAGTGACTTCTCCGGTCAGACTGTAATAATCTGCGAGGGTATCTCCTCAGCCCTGACGAACAGGAGCGTGGATGTGAGGGGCAGGGGCAGCCCTGACTCACACGTGGTCAAGGAGATAGAGCCGAACGCACCTGTAGTCACTGTCACCCTCGGCGGCCCCGGTCAAGGAGCCATGGATACCAAACCTACCATGCTCAAGAGCCCACTTGCCCATCTTCCCTTCTCCACAAGGAGAGCATACGCAGTCGCAGCCACCACGTTCAACCATGCTAGCAACGGTAGCATCACAGTGAAGCCGCTCAACAACGACTCCCCTGACATGGCCTCTTGGGGTACTTACGGATTCGCTAGGTATGGCAACATCTACTTTGAGGATGGCAGCCGTGCTAGGTACTCGTCTAAGACTGGTAACACCTTCTCCTTCGGTGTAAATACCATAGGGAGCGGTTACTATGTATCAGCAGACGGTGAGGAGTTCACTACCATCGCTGGTCTCCTGACATCCCTTGGTTACCTCAACAACACCAGTGGTATAGAGAACTCTGACTTCCCCATATACAGCGAACCCGACTTCGGTGACCAATCGCTGATTGACAACGGTTCGACTGTTAATGATAGGATGTTCCAAGGTGGCAGTGATGTCAATCAGGACTACCAACTAGGCACTCAGTACGCTAGCACAAGAGCCTTGGTAGAGATACCCTTCTTCGCCAATCAGTTCTTCGACACCGAATCCTCCTTCGTAGGACCGGACAACTCATTCAAGATACACTTGGATGCTACCATGACAGCGCACACTTGGAACCCATCACCCGTGGGTAGGAGGCAGAAGTCCAAAGCACCAGCGGACAGGGAAGTGGACTCCGCTTATTCTTTCTCCAAGTCCAACGAGTCGTTCGTATCGTCTGCTAGCGTAGTCAAGTTCGATGCTCCTACGGACTCCGCCACGGGCAAACTCTACGTCACAGACGCCACCATATTCCCCGTTCCAGATACGAGCCCATCCACCTATCAGAACATAAGCACCGCTCTGAGGTTCAGGCGCGTGTTCCTTCCCGACGGCTCTTGGGCCTTCTACAGTGCCGTCAACACCACTGACCACTACCTGACCATACCGCAGACCAAGTATGCTATCAGCAAGGAATTCACTGCCAAAGCGGAGCAGGGTACTGCTGTCATGCTGTCAGGCCCACTACCAACTGAGAGCATAGTCCCCATGTCCTCTGACTCCTTCACCCCGTCCTCCGACTTTGAGCAGAGGGGAGAGTACTACCACGACGCTGCTAGTGTCAAGACTCAAGGTGGTAACGTGGACTATGGTCTACGTCAGTACGTCAGCGCAGTCGAGTTCAAGGCTGGGCCTGAGAGCAATCCCCATGCTGCTAAGGTCAAGACTGGTAGAGCGAAGGGGGTGGTTAGGGAAGCAACCGTTCTCGGCTCTGATGACTACTTCACTGTCGTAGCAACTCTCAGTGATGAAGATTTCAAGAAATTCCCTGACATAGGAATACGCCGCATGAACGACATCAGCAACGGTACCATGGGTGACCTGTTCTACGAGGTAGAATGGCTAGAGAGGACCGGAGCAGTTGAGACTCTCCGCAAGTTCCACTACTATGGCAGCGTCGAGCAAATTACCAACTACAATGACAACACAGACACTGACATCGCTAGCAACAGCGTAGTTCTAGTGTACTACCAGAACAACACGACTCAGTCTGTGTTGAATGGCACTGAGGTCTACCCCACTTGGAGTAATATGGTAGGCAGCGAGATAACCCTAACTGGTAGGAAGAGGAGGATACATTTCGATGAGTTCACCAAGTATGCCAATTCCAGCGATAATGGTTCTGTGACTAGGGTGACGGGTGAGAAGAACCCAGTCTACAATGAGATATACGCTAACGTACATCACAGGATGGGAGCGTTGGGAACCAAGATAGCCATAGCAGCACAGGATGCTGCTGCTGGTACAATAACAATCACAGCACCCAGCACTGGAGTGGACGATACGTTCGACTTCAACCTCAGGAAGGGAGACCATGTATTCGTCTACTATGACAGCGGTAATCCTAGGTTCTCGTATCTGGGCACTCTGAAGGACATACCAATCTACGCATCCAGCATGGTGCTGACTCTAGACAATGCCTTTCCTGCTATGGACATGAGCGCTAGCCCTAAGATAGGCATAGCGAACAACGACTACGTGGATGCTGATGCCATCCTCAATTCCGAGTGGCTCAACCCGTTCGCTGCTGGAGGTCTGAGAAACGGCGACACCATCTGGGGCAACATGACCTACAACAACCCGCACGCAGTTGAGGGCCTCTTCTTCAAGAGCAGGGGAGTCTACAACGAGAGCATGGTGTGGTCTGAGTTCAATGGTGGTGAAGGCAGTCTGCACTCCACCAATCCTAGAGACAGCATACCCTTGGAGAACTTCCTAATCGGTGACGACTGCAAGGAGACGGCAATCAACTTCGCTCAGCATGTCAATCGCACCATCGAGGAGAATTACAAGTCTCTAGGCCTCACTGCTTCACAGGCTCCCACTGTCGCTTACGTAGACCCACACCTATCCGAGGAGGGACATGCTAGGGTTCTGCTGTATGATTTAGCACATGAGCGCGAGTTCATAGCCCTGCAAGACATACACATGCAAGTCCAGACCTCAGCAGAAGCAACTAGGATAGGTTGGAACAGATTCGTAGTGGATGACTCCGCTACAGTCAGAACTGATTTGGCTATCCTCAATGCTAGGGACAATGGCGCTGCACCCAGTGCTTACATGACGCAGATAGACGTGGCTAACGGCTACCCGTCCCAGAACCCCTTCGTGAGAAGCACCCAGCAATCCAAGTTCATCGAGAGTGCTTACGCTCACGACATACCCAACAGGCAGGCTGCCGGGTTGACTGAGAACGGTCTAGTAGGTGGCCCTAGACTAATCAAGAACGCACGTCTCTACGGTAAGGGACATGGTCATTTCGTTCACTCCGGTTACACTGTGAATGGCAACGCGGAGGGTTATACATTCTCACACAGCAGACCTCCCAGAACCGAGTTGGCTACTGTATCAACCAAGGTAGCAGACGAGTTGCATCCCTTCTCAAGAATGAAGAGCCTAGGTTTCACCGATGCTCTAGTAGCATTCAGGGAGACTAACCACACCTTCAGAGACCCCTCCACGTTATTCGATACTCCAGATGGGACCAGAGTCTTACCTGCGTACCTATGTCTAAAGGGCATACGCAGCAGCACGTTGGACTTGTCCTCTCATGAGGAATCGAGACTCCAACACCTACCTCAGTGGAAGGACATGGACTTCGTCAGGAGGCTCACCATAGACGCAGGAGAGATAGCGCAGAAGGATGGTGTGGACAACGTGCAATCCGCTGCTGAGGAGATAGTGAGGACAATAAACCAGTACGCCGCTTTGAAAGGTAGACTGAGCGATGGTGGTTCCTCCCACGACCCTGCTGTGTGGTGGGACACGGACAAAGCGTTCTCCACTAATGACAGAGGGTCTCACATGGGTTACCTGAGAGCCCACATAGGCAGGGAGGTCCAAGACGTGAATGGCAACGTCGGTTTCACTGTAATCATACACAGCACAGTACCCGGAGCGACTGGTAGGAACTTCTGCGTCTGGCTGGACAACAGCAAAGCGCAGACTCCGTACCAACCCAAGTTCCTCATAGGGCATGGTGGTAGATGGAGAAACTTCTGGGCACTACCTGAGGAGATTGACGGGGAGAACATGCACCCCGCTCCCATGCCCCTCAACAAGCACGGTAGGCCCTTCGCTCCTGTCACTACGTTACAGCAGTACATGCTCACCAGTGACATAGGCGAGGATGTGGTTGCGACCTCAGATTTCGGCAACCAAGAGCAGACCACTCTCTACGCTGCATCTGATACCCTCAGTGGTAAGAGCCACAACACGGTAGTCGGTGATTCGTTCGATGCACAAGGAAACAGCGCCACTCTAGTTAGGGGACTCAGAGTCGGCACTGGTGCAATAGGCAGAATCAACTTCGGTGGACTAGTAGCGACTGGAGTTCCCGGCTGGGCGCCCAGTGCAGGTAACTGGGGCTTCGGCAAGAACAACGACAAGCACTACATGAATCGTTACAGGAAGTCGGTCAGCAACTTCTACACCGACCAAGTGCCTGTAGTGGACAAACTAGACGAGAACGTAGGCAAAGGCGACTTGTATGGTCTCCACTTCAAGGACCACAGGGGCGACGTGCATGGTGTTCGCTTCATCTACAAGAAGGTCAATGACAACTTCGCTAACGAGAACACAGTCCTACCCTCCACCCTTGAGAACGAGATAGGGATATTCTTCGATGACAGAGACGTGGGTGAGGGAGGATTCACCATTGGTAGTCACATGACAGGCAAGGGTGATGCGACTGGTAGAATGGACTTGACTGCACCGAGCAGCCCTCCTGCGGATAGCGACAAGTACGTGTGGAAGGGCAATCGCTGGAGGGGTGTGCCAGCACCGAATGTAGCGGTGAAAGCAAGCGTTGATTTCGATGGGGATAAAATCACCATAACCCAACTAGCGCCTTTCGCTTCCCTATCCTTGACCACCGATGCCCTTGGTTACCTAGGATTCCCGAAGGAGAACGGATTGATACAACTCACTGATATGGACGGAGTGGGTCAAGCAGGAGTAGGGTCTACAGCCTCCTACGAGAGAAGACAGGGCAACACTTTCTACGGCGTCAAGAAAGACAGCAGTCTAAGCACTGACACCTTCTTCCTAATCAGCCCCGTTCTCAATTGGACTTGTCTAGTCACTGACGAATTGCTAGCCGCTGTCACTGAGTTCGCAGTCAACAACGATGGAGTCAACTCACCTGAAGGCGTGCCCTTCGATTGCAGACACATGTACGCTGCCGATGGTAGAACCTTCGGGGACTGGGGTGTCAAGGAAGATGCAATCGTAGTGAGAGCATTCAATGTCACTGCTGGAGTCAAGCCCCTGTCTACTTTCTTTGAGGCCTCCGTGCATCCAGACTTCGGCATACAAGCAGCACACCTTGAGTTCGGTGAGATAGAGAAGGCCACTGTGTCTGCTGCTGGTGTGTGGTCGTTCGGTAGCAGCAACCATATGGTCAGTGATGCCAATCTAGATGCTGGTAGACAGATAGACTGTGGTTACATACCGAAGACAGTGCTACAGATAAGAACAAAATCCAAGGGGGCCAATTCCAATACCGCTACTCCCGTGCTTGTAGATTCCAGCAACAAGGCCGTCAATGTCACCAAGTGGCGTGACAACCTGAGAGGCAAGTCCTTCACTAGGACTTCCGGCGACCATATACTACCGAAGATAGACAACCCCCTCGCTAGATTGGACTTGAGTGCTAGCAGTTCTTGGACGACTGAAGCACGTCTCACGACTGCCATGCATCACTTCATGATACCAGCAGGTAACGAGACCACCAACAATGAGATACCCTCCTTGGGTGAGAGGAGGAGAGTATGGCTCTCCGATGACATCAGCATAATGGCCGAGAGCAAGAGAGGAGCCAACAGCGAGACCACGTTGGTTTGGGACATAGCCCACACCAATGATGACAGAATCCCCACTTCCGTACCATTCGGCCCTTGGTCGAACACCGATGACGAACTCCTATCCCTATTCGGCTCAAAGGATAACGCTTGGAAGTTCGACGGTCTCCGTTCCATAGGCAGCGTATTCTCAGAACCATTAGTCTACTTCAAGGGAGGCAGGGACAGCCATGACCACAGCGTACCTCTGTTCTTCGGTGGTGGATTCAGCGGCGTAGTGCTAGATGTCAATGACGGCACACAGAATGACTACTCGTCATTCTACACCCATCCCTACGCCAATGGTCCTACGGGGACTGCTGGCATACAGAACGCCAATGAGATATCGACTAGTTTCGCTGCCCTTGATTGCAACGCCATGTTCGCATTCTTCCCCGGCGCAGCGCTATGCAACCAGCACAGGGGTAGCATGCTACCACCCGCCTTCAACAAGGACAACGTGCTGACTCCTGATTTGGACTTCGGTAGGACTGCTTACAGCAGCGGTGTGGTCAAGGCCAAACCCATACCCCTAGTCCTACGCTTCGCTCATCCCACAGCCAGATACGAGGACCACAGGGACGGCACTGACAGCAAGACCACCTATCTCATATTCGGACCCGGACAAGCATTCCCATTCACACAGGAGGTCACTAACACTGGCTCCAATCACAACAAGTACGAACCGTTCTCAGGTAGAGTGGTGACTAGCAGCAGCACGTGGGCTAGAGTACCTAGATTCACAGCAGGACAATGCTTCCACAATCACATAACCAATTCCAACGGCGATTACTTACCGGAGACCACGAAGTACTACCATGACAGAGCGCAGTACCATTGGAGAGTGCCAGTCAACTGGGAGAGCCCAGCAGGTTTCCCGCTAGGTGGTTTCTCAGGAGGACAGCACACTACCTACCAGAGACCAGCACACGGTAGAATGTGGGGTCAGATGTTCTGGAAACTAGAGAGCGTCGTAACGCAGGAGATGCAACCGCTCTCTCACACACCTATGATAGGATTCGGCATAACGATGGCAGCAGACACAGTCTGGCACATGGATGGCGGCTTCCATGCTGGTGGCTCTTGGATGGACAACCAACTGACTTTCAACCCTCCACACCCAAAGAAAACAACTAGGATAGATGGTAGCAATTCCTCCACATCATGGGAGAGAGACAACCAAATCAATCCCACAGCGTTCAGAGTTGCAGGCCCCTTGACTAGCAGGATACTGGACTACTTGGGTAGCAGCGAATCAGTTTCCGTGTCGGATGCCAAGACTGAGTACATAGTGATAGACGGTACTAGATGTCAGAACGGTGAGGAACTAGCCACTGTACTAGGAGCGGCGATAAACTCCTTCCCCGGTGCTGGAGCACTCAAAGCGCTAGGAGGCACGCATATGCCTTCGATGGGTAACGCAATGAGACAAGACAGGTATGGCTGGATAGACCTCGGTACGGTAGGCAGTTCCAACTTCGATGCCGACGATAACACCCCTAAGAACAACTACGTCGAATCTGCTGCTACTAGTGACAGGGACCTACTTGAGAACCTACCCTCCTCCGGATGGCTGAGATGCAGGATAGACGACACTGCTAGCACTAACAACACCACTCCTGTATGGGGATGCTATCACAGCAAGAGAGTAGTTCACGTTTCAGGCTCCGATTACAAAGTCAGGTTCTACATGGCTTACAACAAGAAGACCAGCAACAAACTCAACTTTGAGGGGCCTAACACTATCACTCCTGCTAACAAGTTGTTCGTATGGGCTAAGGCTGGTACAATCCGTTTCAACAACGAGAATGACAGCACACGTGACCACATGACGCAAGCACATTTCTCAGGTATAGTAGACGCCGTTGATAGAACTAAACCTATAGGGGCCGTCGGCTGGCATGGAGAGCGCTATTCATATTTAAACAGCGTAAAAATAACCACATCCGTAACGAAGAACGGAGTCACTACCACAAGCGATGGGTATGCTGCTGGTCTGGGTGCGTATCACCCCTCCCTAGCGTTCTCCCTGTATGGCAGCGCAGGCACTGCCATCACTACGTTGAGTCACATACCCCTCGCTGCACCCATGTGGAACAGCCCTGAGAGCCTATCACCAATCAACGAGGCTGGCAGCAACCTAGCGAACTACCTGAGTTCACCCTACACGAACTTCACCATGGACTCCAATAGCAGGACTCACGCATGGGCGAATGACTCGGAGGACAGTAGTTACTCACGATACAAACTGCCAACTCACTACGCCATACACACAGGCTTGAGTGGTTTGCAGAACGAGTACCTACCTGATGAACTAGCAAGACCACAGGGTCTCTACACCAGTGGCTTCCTAGTGGTGAGTTACGAATCAGAGACATCACTCATAGCGAAATACGACCGTGACGGTATCACATGCGTCGGTGACTGGCTGCAAATCAAAGGTGTCTCATCCGATGCCATAGAGTATGCTGGTACCACCCATTGGGACGAGAGGTTCCACAACCAAGACAGATTCGTAGCACCAGCGAACGCTGGTCCTAATGTAGAGGCTCTAGTAGTGAAAGGCACTTCCTTACCGAAAGCAGACGACCATCAGAGCAATGACGAATGGGCCACTGACTTGTACAAGTACCCTGTCTATACTACTGGCACCACTAACAGCAACAACACCATAAACAGCATAGCGAGCATGACTGGCATCACAGTAGGCATGGCTGTAGTAGGTACGGGTATACCCGCTGGTGCTTTCGTCAAGACTGTGAATAGTGGTGCTAGTAGCCTAACCATCTCACCTAACGCCACTGCTAGTGCCTCCAATGTGGTATTGAGTTTCTACAATCTAGTCTCCATCCACCCTGTGATTACGGACACCAACACTGGTGATGATGACGACATGGAACTTGAGAACGCCACACCTGACAGAGCGAAGACTGGTGACTTGTTCTTCGACCTAGACTACTCACCCGGTTCCTATCACCTAGAGCCCGATGCCACTGGACCTGCTTTGACTATCAGTCAAACCAACAATGGTACTGGATACAGCAGTGCCACTTACGAGACCACCAGCAGTGGTAATGGCGTAGGAGCATCAGTCTTCGTAACGGTAGATGGTAGCGGGACAGTCACCTCTGCGTCGCTCACCACTAGGGGTAATGGTTACGCAGTGAACGAAGTGCTATCGCTGGTCGGAGGCGGGAACAATGCCACCGTTACAATAACAGCGTTGGACAACAGGGTACAGAGAAGCGTCGCTGCTGATAACTACAGCACGGGCTTCACCAGTAACAGCAACGTGAGTGACACGTATTGGATGGGTGACGTGAATGCCTACCAACTCTATGACCGTAGCGCTGCTAGGAACTTCTCCACCGAGCATGTAGTATGGAAGAGAATGGATGGTGGCAACCTCTCGCTTCCCGCTTTGAACGCCAGAGGTCTTGGCGCCGTACCTTGGATGACACGTGTCAAGGATGGTGCTGCTCACGTTACTGGTGAGAAGTTATTCGGTAACGTGAGGTTCTCCTTTGAGACCACCAACGCTACCATGATGCCAGTGCTACAAGCACAGGAACTGTCTCATCCCAAACTGCAACAGGAGTATCCAGTGCCTGTAACAGGGGCCTTGCAAATACCGAATGAGGAGTTGCAGTTCCAAAGCATGGAGGTAGTGGACGACTCAGGTCAAGTGCATAAGATAGAGGGCGGAAGCCCATTGGGGACTATCATACGTGGCTTCAGAACACCACCCAACAGGGGTGTCGAAGGCATGGCACCTGCTCTCGCTAACAGCGGTAACGTACCTAATCTCAAGGTCATGCTGCCCAACCCTGATTCCATACCCGGTAACATAGTGGTACGCTCTGGCTTCGACCCCATACAGGCGTACCAGAACGAGACGTTCGGTAGTGGTGGCATGCAGCACCCAGACCTCGGCTCCAACGAACTGGGCATCTTCTTCGACAACACGGTCAAAGGGCCTAGAATGGCTCCCACCTATGAGAATCTGAATTGGGAGCACATAGACCCGTTGACTCTCGACAGCACTCTCGTAGGCTGGGATGACAAGGCGTTGCAAACGTCGTACGAGTTGCACGATAGGACCCTTCTCTTCCATGTGACGAAGATGGGACACTCTCACACTCACAGGTATCCTACCGCTTACACACACTCCTCTGGTGTGGAGACCAACAATCTGACAGGTAGTTCTTGGAATGCTTCCACATCAGTTCTTACCGTAAGCGCTACGGTAGACAGTGACGTGTTTGCTGCTGGTTTCGGTAGCAAGGAAGTCTCCGATAACAGACGGTTCATCAGAATATACAACGCTACTACAGATGAAGCGGTAGTAGCCTCTTACACTGGTATTAGTGGTGCCACTTTCACAGGTGTAGTCGGTGATGTGGACTTCACTGCGTTCATGGCTGCACAGACTACAACCGACCTCACTGTGGTTCCCTCCTACTACGTGCCCGGAGGCAGCGCACGCTTCTTCGCAGCCAGAAGGCTACGTGACCATTCCGAGGTCAGCGGCAACTCACCCGACATGGCACACACCCTGTACACAACCAGTGGAAGGGAGAACAACCTATCCCACTACGCTGTTGCCTACAACAACTATTCCAGACCGACGATGACTCCAATGCCCTTCCCGCGTATGGGGCATCACTACGTCACACCCACGTTACCCATGCTACCCGGCCATTGGGCTCACCCTGCGTATCAGAACATATACACCCGTCACAGGGCTGAAACACAGAAAGCGATAGGCTTCCTAGATTCCAAGATAATCACGGACAACCACGACACGTATGACGTCAAGAGTTACGGCAGTCTAGTCAAGGACGAATTGAATCCTCTGGAAGCACAGGTGAATTTTAGTGGTGTAAACGCTGCTCCTTCGCCGCCCAGCGATATTCACGGAGGAGCGTTTACGTTGATGTTTGAAACGGGAATCAAATATGATGGTTACGGTGTACTAGCATCCACTGGGAACGCTGGTTTCATCAATAGGAAGAAGGGGCACACCATAGTCCTAGAGGCTGCTAAGAAGTACACTCTTGGCAGACACTTCCCAGACCCTGCTGAAGTGGGTGCCTATCAGATAGTGATACAGCCTCATCTGTATAACACGCAGTTGGGTGGTTATCAGTATAACTCCGACAGTCTGACCGCTCAGCAGGTGAATACCGTAGTAGGGATAAAGCACAACGAGGGGCAGAATGGGGGCATGTCACTGGTGTTGGCGTATGCTACTCAAGCAGACGTGAGGGGGTGCGAGGTGTTCATCAACGAGGCTATAATGGACGTCAATCCAGACTTCGGTAGCCAATTCACCAATATCCCTCCTTTGCTGCTATACAACTCGTTCGGCGTCAACCTAACTGAGACGCCCTCATTCAGTCGTAGAGGATTCCCCTACTCCCCGATGTTCAGCAATGCCACGCCCGGTTATACAATCAACATACCTTGGTGGTCGTTATTGTTCAAACAAGTAGGCTCCGGTACAAATGTATTAGCAGATGTAAATAACTTCCTTGGTGTTTCCCAATATGCACCCCATAACTACTATCAAATGTCCAGAAGTACCTACGGTAGCATAGGAAATCAGTTGACATTGCAAGGATACCCAAGCGTAAGTCCCAACATATATTCTATGACGTTTGAAAATACATCCATAATAGCGAAAAGTACTGTAATATCATTCGATAAAGCACAAGGAATAATCACAGTAGACGATGGAAGTACCTTCCCTAATTATCCTAATTTCTCAGAACACATAGAATACACAGCGAAGAATGGGCAAGTGTACTCCATAGCCTACACAAAGCGCTCTGGTTTCTCAGCAGATGAGGTAAACTTGCCTAAAACAATACATACTGCTAGTTTTAGTGTAACCAACGGTTTCTACGACAATCTATTCGATGGTGCTATATTGAGAATAAAAATGCAATTTGGTATATTTTCTACTAATAGAATACTGAAAGATAAAAGCAAAAGTGTATTTTCTCATATATTACCAGATATAATTAATGGTAGTAAAGATACTAATTCCGGATACTTACCAGATGCATTCCTATGCAAGTGGCATCATAATCTAGGTAGGCCGTATACCTTCTTCTCCGACAATGATAGCAGGGCTTGGGATGGCGTTTCCGTAGACAAGAGCAGTTACAATTCCCTACCTGAGCACTTTGAGACGTTCCACTACCATGCTGCTACCTATGCCATGAGTAACGGTCCATTCTCATTCAAACTCAAGACGCCTGATACTGGCAACAACAAGGATGGGCAATTGACTCTGGCAGATAGCGATAACGACGCAGGAGCACTATCGAGCAGCGAATACGGCTCTGCTATGTACAACAGGCTCTGGCCTTGTGGTAGTAGGGGAGGGCCACAAGCCAGTAGTCTGGACGAGTACGTAATCGCTGTGGCCTCTTGGGACGAGTTAGGAGACTACGACCAATTGAACTTGAATCTAAGCGATTCTCAGGATGATGCCGACACTAGCAACTACTCTCATACTACAGGAGTAAGCAAGGCTGATGCTAGGAACAGGGATAGCACTTGGTCTGGCACGAAGAGGCGCTCGTACGGCATTAGGATAGCCTTGAGACAGCCTCTTAACCGCCCCAGATGGGGGATACACGCTTTGAGGGCAATGTATGAATTAACTGCTAACAATGGCGTTGGTGCCTACAACACTACTGATTACAGAGCAGGTCCGTTCGTGCAGAAGGATGTCAGGGCAGGACTCGATTACGGTTGGAAGTACGTGGGCGGCGGAACTGATACGACTCTGGGTGGGTCGATGCTCCAGCGTAGAATCGTAGGTGTCATGGAGACTGCTACTAATTACACAGGGATGCTAGGAATAGACCAATTTGAGAACCAAGTCAGGTACAGCGACGGACGTAGAATGACTAGGCCGTTCGGCTCTCCTGTGCGCGTTCTACGCAATCCTAACGGCGTTGAGAGGGATTGGTGTGGGGATGGTGAAGGAAAGGGCATTACGAGGCTCTCTGAGGCCTCCGAGTACTATCTGGTAGATTGGTGGGGCAACGAGCGTGGAGAGGACGTAAGACGTGCTCCAGTGCGTGGATTCGGTATCCGTCCTGCTTGGGACTGTGGTGATGCGTACGAGTATGACAGGACCAACAGTAGAAGCCCATACGAGAGAGTCTGGAACAACGACAAACCCATATTCAATCTTAAGGGGCTCACTATCATCTCCTTCAACACCGAAGCGGATACGGACAACGGTAGAATCAACACCGAAGCGAACATAGCAGCACTCAACACCACCATACCTAGGTTCCTAGGTTGCAAGAACACGGAGAACGGTCTAGGAACCTACACTCTAGCGGACGTCTTCGCTCCCACACACGCTCTGAGAGTAGGGGATATGGGTAATGGTAGGGGCGTGAGGTACCCCACTCACTTCAACGAGGACATCCTGACTGACATATCCACCCCTGTGGAGAAGACCGGCGTGGTCTTGAGCGCTAACACGGCGGAACCTCTCTTCGGTAATGGTCTGTTACGCCCCCGTAACGCTGTACTGCAAGCCGATGAGGTACCTAGGGGAATCAGTGCCAGATTGGATGTTACGGAGGATGGATTGCTGAAACCAGAGGCTACCGTGAGTGAGAAGACCGAGACCATAGTGGGTGCTAGCGTACACAAGGACGCCATATCCCGAAGCAGTCCCAGAATAGGCATAGACGCAGAGATGATGGATGGTGTGGAGCAGAACAGCGTAGTCATCAATACGGAAGCACACAGTCTACACACAGACAGAAACGTAGGCCAGAGGGTCTTGTTTGAGGGTGCTTTGCAGAACGACATAGGTGGTAACATGGCCCTGACCAACCTAAATCTAACTAGTGGGTTGAGTTTCGCTAGACAGACAGCAGGTTCCCCAATAGGCGCAGCGCTCAGGTTTTCACACACCAATCCATTCAGACCGTATGGTGGCTCCTACATCATGGAGACCAAGGTGTTCGCAGGGTTGTTCGATGACACTGGTTGGGGTAAGGACAACCTAGGCTCAGGTAGCAAGACCAGCAACCCGTACCAAAGCGAGACCATGAACAGGACCAATCGAAGAAACAACCACAGTGCAACATCCGTGCAGTTCCTACTCAGACCGATTAGAGTGCTGGACAACAAGCACGTGCAACTATTCAGGCTGAACGACGGCATGACCACCAACAGCCTACCACAACACGCTAAGAACTACCTACACAGCACATCTGGTGGCAAGTATGGATTGTTCTCCTACAACACACCCAACAGTGCCAACGACGTCACTTACATAGGCGGTCAATACAACAACCCCAATAGCAACGGTAAGTACTGGCCTGTGATGATAATGGATAGTGCCAACAACGCATTCGACGTGCCCATATCATTCGGTCCCCAAATCAAGGGCACCGAAGTCTCCGGGTTCGATAAGACATCGCTGTCATCACCTGTTACTAGACTGATAACCACCGAGAACACGCTACAACACCACCGTTCCGATGCCGCTCGTAGGAAGCAGGAACAGGAGAGCGATGAGGAGGAATTCAGATTGGACTACACCGTCAAGCCTAGGTTCAGCCAGTCCTTGCATAGCAAGGGACACAAGGGGGATGTGGACTTCAACGTGACAGACCATAGCGGAGATGGTGCTTGATGCCGGGATACATCACCACACCTTTCGGTGAGTTCGATGCCACCAACATCCCCTCTATAATGAGTGATGTCAGGAAGCCAGTGTTCGTTGACAACGCAGTGCATTATGGTGAATTGACCAGCCAAGTCGGTGCCAAGAGCAAAGTCACACTGACCCAAGACAGCAAGGAGGAATACAAACTCGCTACTGAGAAGTCCTACTCGTACTCAGAGAGCGAGTCGTCCATACTGCTCACCCACAAGGAGACTCCGGGCCACAGTATCAAGAGCACCATATGGTCGCCAGAAGGGAGAGACAGCATCTCCAAACTGCTGTATTCCACAGACGAGACGGAGAAGAGGCTATTGCGAAGCACATTAGAGAGCACTACCTCAGGTCTGAGAGCAGAACTCAAGAACATGAAGAACAGGAACCTGCACTCCCTAGGCGTCACAAGCAACTCCGTGCATTCAGCGCAACCTTTGGATGTGGGATTCAGAAGCACTGACCTAGCAATCAAACTAGCCTCGGATGTGGACACCAACGTCACGTCTATCTCAATAGGCAATCCCCTCAACGTCGCTAACTCAGGTTCAGGCAGGAGGAAGCACAGCAATGTTTTCGTCGCGCATGACTTCAATCGCATGAACCTGCTCACGGCCATGAGGGTGGTATCCAGACATGACAACAGAGTGATGTTCCTAGACAACTTCGCCAACTTGCTATACGTTCCAATCAATCACACAGGTCGCGCCCATTTCCTAGACAACCTACTCAGGGAGGGCGCGGAGGAGAAGAACCCACTAGACTTCGCTGAGAACAGAGTATCCGTACAGGGCGTGCCATTAGCATTGAACGAAGACGTAGTCGTGGTAGTAGACGATGCCTCAAGGCAACAAGGCAAGTTCGACTCAGACATCATAGAGAAAATCAACCCCGTGCTAGACGTCACAGTCAGAGACAAGCAGACTGCTAGAAAAGTCGCTAGGCAGATTCTCAAAGCCAATTCGATAAGGCAAGGCTCCATCACCACCGAAGGTCATCTCAACTCTTGGCACCTAAGACCCGGTGATGTGGTGGATTATGAGTTTGAGAAGTACATGGTAGTCGAGGCCACTCACAACGATGCTACAAGGCTGAGTGACTTCCTGCTGCTTTCCCTAGATAGGGGACTGGAGGGAGTGTTCCAAAGACTGTCAGAGGGCACGACCTTCACCTCCAACGTGCATGCCCCAGACACGGCCAGCCAAATCAAGGAGTTGGACTTCTCGTTCTTTGAGGAGATGGAAATCAGTATAATACCAGTAGTGTACTTAACAGGAGTATCTACAAACGGCGTCCTCATCGGACAGCACGCGAGTAGGGTAAGCATAGGTGGTAACGCACACAAGATAGGATTGAACAAGAGTTTGACAACAGCGATTAGAGGTGAAATGTAATGCCAGCGAATGACCATTTGAAGAGACTTATGATACAGACCATAGCCGATAACATCAACGAACTTACTGTCGGCTTCGATGGTACACCAGCGACTAGCGCTGATGGAGGGGCTGGTAGACCTGCTTTGACGCTAGCACCCACCGTCAAGGTTATTGACAATGCTACTCTCCTAGTGGAAGCAGACATACCTACGACGTATGCCTATGACGAGACGCTAAAGGAGATATACGTGCAAATGAGAACCACAACAGGATTCACGCCCATCACTCGGCACGTTTTCAGACCCATCAAGAAAACCACTACTAACGAGATGAAGATACAACTGATAATGGAGGTGAAGTAGGATGAGCAATATCTCAGGACACACGGCTAGGTTGGCAGATGGCAACTACATACTCTCACCCTCGCTGACCAACCTCTACGAATCCAGTCAGGGCAACGGTATCATTGCGCTAGAGAGCACCGCAACCACCTCTACCATCAGAAACACACCCGCATCCCTGTCAGGAGCCATATCCTCCGATGGCAACCACACGCTCACCATCAAGGGTGGGTTCGCGGTCTTGGATGGGATAGTGACCAAGTTCGCTAACGGCTACAACGGCAACGCACCCGCTAGCGATTTTACCCTCGCTCTCAATAGCACCAATGTGAGTGGTACTACTGATGCTCTAGCCAACGGCGAGCAGACTCTATTCGTAGTCTACGTCGTCAATTCCAACCACGCCTCTGATGGTAAGAAGGGCATAAGGGTCTTGCAGAGCACCAACACCAGCGGATTCCCCACTACCGCTAGTGGCTTCCTATCCAACCCAGACGCCAGCCTCGACGTCAAGCAATCCACTGTGCTAGCAGTAGTGAGAGCCACTTACCAAGCGTCTAACGGTGGAGACTTGAATGTGGACGTACAGGATATCTACGATACCAGAACTTTCGTGAGGAACAATCCCCTTTTCTTCACTCCGCTATTGAAGAGTAGTGTAGGGGGCACTATCAGTAACACCACTAGAGTCAATGCGTATGAGGACATAGATGGTTTGTTCTCACAGACCGGGGACTTGGCTTCCTCCTCGCTCGGCGCTCTATGGATGGGTAACAACGAGGCTGGTGATGACATGCTCTTCTTCGCTGGCAAGCAGGGTGGTAACAAGAAGACATTCAGGATGGGACCTGACAAACTCGCGCAATTGAGCACTTCCTCTCATCAATCCTTTGAGTTTGATGGAGCCAATTACTTCTTGATTACACCCGGCGCTGGAATCAATCTCACTGCATCTACCACTGGTGGTGCCTTCCCTCCCGGTCACACTGTGGTAGTCACTAATCTAGCGGCTAACACACACAGTATCAACTTCAAGAATCATGGTGGCACGACTATCGCAGCGGTAGGGCCTCAGTCTTGGGCTATATTCTCTTACGGTAGTAGCGATTGGGTGCAGGTTCTCAGTACCTCCCTCTCTACCTCCACATCAGCAGGTTCCCAATACGAGGTGCAACTAGGTACGAGCACAGCGGCATTCGCTGCTAGCAGCAATCTTACCTTCAACACAAGCAGCAACGTCCTCAGTGTAACCGGAGATTTGAATGTCAGCGAGTCAATCAATAACCCGAAGAACATAGTGTTCACTCCCGTCAACGACAACCCAGAATCCACCAATGCCGCATATTCATTGTGGATAGACGACAATGATGGTGATGCATTGAAACTTGGTAGCACTAAGGTGCTCATGGACGGTCAGGGTAGTAATGACTTGAACGCACTCACAGCCGGTGCGGTAGATGTAGCAGCGGATTCCATAGCGTTCGTAGATGCTAATGACAGCAACGCTTCCAAGAAGGAAAGCATAGCAGACCTAGCAACCGCTATGGGGGGAACTGGTCTAAGTGGTAGCAGCGGTACTCTTAATGTAGATGCTACGCAGACTGGAATAACCGCAATCGGTCCAACCTCTGGTACTCTGACTGTACAGGACGCGCTGGTGGTCTCTGGCGACATAACTGTAAAAGGTGGAACAACCACTCTACAAGCCCACAGCGTAACTATAGACGACAAGGAGATAACCCTCGGCTCTGTCACAAGCGGTACCTTCAATGCAAACTTCACTCAGAACAGCGCAGTGGTGACTATCACATCCACAGATGGCACATCTGGACTTGTACCCGGTATGACGCTAACTCATGCTAACCTCTCAGGCCATACCATACAGAGCGTCGACAGTGCTAGTCAGATAACCATGAGCGCTAACTACACCAACACCACTGGTGCTCAGACTGGAGTAGCATTCGGTGCCGCTACCGATGTTACAGCCGACGGTGGTGGTATCACCCTACTCAGTAACAACACCAACAAGCAGATACACTGGTCAAACACCACTGATGGTTGGACCTTCAACCAACACATCTTCCCCTCTGCTGACAGTACCCTCAATCTAGGTTCAAGCACAATCAGGTTTGCCAGTGGCTACTTCGATGCATTTGAGATAGGGCCTCACACAGGTAGCGCAATCACAGGTAACAGTGCTGGTCTAGTCATAGCCTCCGGTAAAAATCTGACAGTCGATACTAACACCCTGAAGGTGGATGGTAGCACCAACAAAGTCGGTATAGTGCAAGCAACCCCATTGGCACCTCTGCATATAGAAACAGTAGGGATGGGGACTGCTGGTTACGTCCAAAGCACTACCAATACTGGTGCTGACATAATAATCGACTTGTTCGACAAGACTCAGTTCAGGAGTGCTAGGGTTCTGATAGAGACCCACGGAGAGGACGGTAGCAGCAATGACGTAGTGGAAGTAGCAACACTGCACATAACTCACGATGGTAGCAACATACGCGCTACTGCCTTCGGGATAACGCAATCAGATTCCAGTCAGACCAATCAGTATGCCAACAGCACTGGTTACAGCGCTTCCCTCAATGGAAACAATGTCGCTTTAAAACTAAGACCGGCAGTGAACGGCGTCAATTACAACATCAAGGCTCACTGGCAAGCGATGATAGCATGAGGAATCTAAATGACTGAGAGGGACTTCAAAGTAGCAAAAGGGCTTGAAGTGGGTGGTGGTAACCTCACGCTTGAGAGCGGTTTCGCTAAGATTGACAACGTCACCATCGACGGTAGCAGCATAACCACCACTGGAACCAACCAAGCCCTCACGATAAACCCGGATGGGACTGGTACGGTCACCTTCAACATCAACAGCAACGTCTTCTCACTACCAACAACTAGCCCTAGCGCAAACCAGATTCTGAAAGTCAATCCCAGCGACACTTCCGCTTTAATATGGGATAACGTCGCTGGTGCTGGGCTAGCGTTGGACGACATCACGGTCGGTGATGCCACGTCGGACTTACACACGACCAGCGGCATAGTCAAGATAGCAAATAATGCCAACCAAGCGACTGCTGCTAGCGCTTCCACATATTCCATGATGCTGGGTCAGTATGATACGAGTTACCACGCACTTCTCGCTGGTGACAAAATCAAGATTCACGGTAAAGGGGAGATGCACATCAATACCGAGGATGCGAGTAACGCTGGTAATTACAATGATACTATCTACGTAAGGGGTAATGCTCTCCGTTTCCAAGCGAAAAGAGGCCACGATTCTGCCGCCGGAACTTCGATTGAATTTCTTGCCGAAGCCTCTCACGGTACGGACAAAGTGGCTGGCTTTGAGTTCAGGGCTAGTGCGAACGGTACTGACGCTAGGACTGGTTTCACAATAGGGGCTAATGCGTTCACTGATACTGCTATCCCTACTGACGGTGCTGGTATAAACCAGTTCAGTGCTTTCATAGGTGAGAACTCCCATGTTGGTGACTTCTTCAAGGTAAAGGCCAGAAACACCAGTGGTGGTGGCTCTTGGGTGGATGCTCTCAGCATTACCACCAGAGCGGGCAAACCTACAGTCGCCATTGATTCCAACACCTTGGCATTGACTGGGGATACCACGCTAACTGGTACTCTCAGCGTATCCTCCAATTTGACAGTCACGGGTGATTTAACCATAGCAGGGAGCATGACCGAGGTGAAGGCCACTGAGGTCCTAATCAGGGACAAAGCGCTCAAGTTGGGTATCCCCAACCTAGTGACTGCTGATTACAGGCAGGGTAACGCAGTTGGTAACTCTAGCAGCAGCGGAACTGTCGTCACGATAGACTCCACTGGTCATGGTTTTGCGACCAACGATTACGTGTATGTCACCACTGAGAATTCAAGCGGCAAGTTCAATGATGGGATATACCAAATCACGAAGGATAACAACGACAGGTTCACCATCACTGCACAGGTTGCAGGTACCCAAGCGGTAGTGACGGGCGGGCTGAAACACGCTGCTACTAAGGCCAATAACACCGATGCGGTCAATGCTGGTTTGTATCTCTACAACGCTAGAACGGTGCAAGACCCAGAAGCGCCGGGAAGTGGGCTTCTTGACGATGGTGAAGTCAGATTTGGTGACTTCTTCAAGTTCACGGACAACGTGGACGGGTCTTCCGGTTTCGGTTGGGCCTTGAGTGGTGACTTGAGGATAGTCGGTGATTACAACGCTAATGCCGAGTTGTGGATGGAGGATTCTAGTGGCACTCTAGCGTCGGTGCTGAGTTACAACACTCTAGGTAGCACAGTGACCGCCTCTAGCCTGACTAGCGTTGGTACCCTGACTGCCTTGCAGGTAGACAACATCAACGTGAATGGTAACGCAATAACCTCCACTAACACCAATGGTAATATCACGCTGACCCCCAATGGTGCCGGACTAGTCAACATAGCCAAGGATGACTTCGCTATCGCTGGGACTGCCGTAACAACCACTGCTGCGGAGATAAACGTGCTAGATGGTGTCACGGCTGGTGAGGTCACAGCGAGCAAAGCGTTAGTAGTAGATGGTAGTAAAAACCTAACTGACTCTAGTAATCACATTAACAATCTCCTAGTGGAGAACATCGAGGTCAGCACTGAAATTGCTGCCGGTACAAGAGTGGTTCTCCCAGACGGACATGGTATAAGGGAGAAGAAACTGACCAGTCAAACAGTCGCTGATAGCGGCACTTTGAACATCTACACTCACGTTTACAGCGCTGCTAGAAGAACTCTCAAATTCATAGTTGAGATATCCGATGGTACGGACTTCGACATCCATGAGGTGCTGATGACCTACAAGGGTGCTAGCGCTCCCGCTGACACAGCAGCGATATTCCTCACTACTTACGGCCAAATAAGCACAGGTAGTGCCTTGGGTACGATAGACGCAATAAAGGACGGCAGCAACATACAACTCAGACTTACAAATAACACAGGAGGTCAGAAGGTCTACGCCACAAAGGTGATGGCCTTAGGACAAGTGGATGCTTCTACGTGATGGAAAGTGAAATCATGGTGAAAATATGGCAACAAATAAGGATTTCAAGGTAAAGAACGGTCTAGTAGCGGGTTCGACCATAACCGCTCCCTCCATAACAATAGGCTCTGATGCATCTACCATAGCGGGTGATTTAACAATAGCAGAGAACAAAAAAATCTACTTCGATTCCACAGACACCTACATCTACGCAGACACAGACTCATCCGAGGATTTGCACATAGGCGCAGACGGGCATATAGAATTAGAGCCTGATAACGATTTAATCGTAAAAGCAGGTAGCACTGAATACGTCAGATTCGATGGTAGCACTCAAAGAGTCGGAATAGGCACTACGAGTCCCGGTATTGCACTCGATATACGAACTGGCTCGCAATATACTAACACCTACAAAGCACACCTGAGCCTGATTGACACTCAAACTGCATACGATGGCTCAAATCCCGGTGGGGCAGTTATCTTCGGAGGTATTGATGATTCTAGCAGTGGCACTTCTTGGTGGGCGAAGATAGCCGGAGAGAAGGCTAATGCGACAGATGACAATAGAAGCGGTATTCTAAATTTCTATACTCGTAAAGAAGGTGGAAATCCTACATCAAGAATGGTCATCAATGAAGATGGTGAGGTTGGGATAGGCACTGCGAGTCCCGCCACACCACTAGCCGCTAACGCAAAAGGATTGGTCGTTGCTGGTACAGGCGGCCAATCGGGTTCCGCACAGGATGGTAGTGAAAGAATCCCAACAATTGTTCTCTATGATACTGTAACAGACTACGGCAGCAACACTGCAACAGTAGGAGAAGCAAGAGGCTCTATCGAGTTTTATTCCTCAGAAACATCTAACAATTATCCGGGGATTGCCGCTTCTATCAAGGCAATCAACGAAAGCACATACAACAGTGCTATGGGTCTTGGTCTATTTACAAGTAATAACCTAGCAACTGCCACTGAGAAGGTAAGAATAAACGCTGATGGGCAACTTCTAGTAGGGAAGACAGCATCAGTAGCATCCATTGATAGGAAACTAGAGGTGGAGGGAAGCATAGCCGCCGCAAGTGGTGGTACAGGTGGAGTAGGATTCCACATGAAGAACTCCGAGGGGGAGTTCCTGATGTATACCGATGGTGGTGCGCTGATTGTCAAGGACTACGCAGGTTCAGACACATACCCATTCAAGATAGAGGGTGCGGCACAAAACGACACTTTCGTCGTTAACACTGGTGGGGATGTCACCGTCAAAGACGCACTTACAATAGGCTCTGAGATTATCCATTCTGGTAATACCAACAACAAGATTGGCTTTGGTACTGACACTCAGACTTTCACTACTGCGGGTTCTGCTAGGATGACCATTGAAGCAGATGGTGACATCGCTATGACGGAAGACCTTGATGTAGCAAAGCACTTCTCCTTCGACACGCAGCATGTTGGTGGTTCTGCGGGTGGAAGCACTGGTACTGAGAACGGGGCTAACACGTGGTGCAAGATACTGAGTTGGGACCCCGGCACAACTCAATACAGGGACTTGAGCCTGACTCTAGGTATCACTTGTGTAGACGTAGGGAGTCAGAACCAAGCGATAATCGCTGTCTACGGTAGGTCCAATGGAACTAACAGCGCACACACCATGGGTATCAAAATCATGTCGCTGGTAAGCACCAGTCAATTGCGAGATGACTCCTTCAAACTGATTACCGAAGGATGGGGGCAACCAATAGAACTCTGGATGAAGAAGTACGGTAGTTACACGACTTGGAATTGGAACGAGATAGCGAAGAAAGTGGGTAACAACAGCACCCTAACTTACTTTTCAAACTCGGCATGGCAATCTACAGAGCCAGTGAAGACTGGTGGAACACCAGCATCGGCTCGCTCTTTCGGCACGGTGATTGAGGGTAGACAGGCTGTATTGAATCTGTATCACAACGAGAACGTGAGTGGCTTGAGCGCAGGTGATGTCCTCTCCACGATTAGTTTCAGGAAGCATACGGGTCATGCTGGTAATGAGACAATCAGAATCTACAACGTGCAGGGCGACTCCGGTTCTAGCGGTGCATCCGATGACTACCACACTAGCGACCTGAGAATCTCAACTAGGAAGATAGGAACAAACGCCTACACAGACCGATTCACCATTCTCGGTCAGGAGGGGTATGTCGGAATAGGCACTACGAGTCCCGGTTCACCGCTTCATCTAACAAGCGGTTCAGGCTATCTCAAGTTTGACACTAGCGGTTCTGTCGGCTCAATCAAGTCGGACTTTAACCTAGATTTGTATGCTGATGATGGTGGAAACAATTCTGCATCTTATCAGAATGTTAGGTTCTTTACTGCGGGTAGTAATGAAAGAATGAGAATTGATTCTGCGGGTAATGTCGGAATAGGCACTACGAGTCCGTCTGTCCCGCTTCATGTAGTATCAAGTGGCACTACCTCACTTCTTCTGGAATCAACAGACGCAGGTGCGGCAGATGCACCCATCTTGGAATTATACAGAAACTCAGCCTCACCTGCTAACGGCGATGACTTGGGACAGATACTATGGTCACAAGAGAAAGCAGATGGTTCCAAGAGTTCAGTCACGAAGATGTATGCTGAAATCAACACGGTTGATAATAGCGACAGGCTGATGATTAACGTATCATCAAGTGGTGGTTCGGGTCTGAATGACTACGAATATATCAGACTAGATGGTGGTGTCCGTGACATTATCTTCAACGAAACCGGACAAGACATAGATGTACGCATGGAGGGTTCTTCGGTTTCAGGATTATTTTTCCTCGATGCATCCACCGACCGGATAGGAATAGGCACTACGAGTCCCAACCAACCATTGACAGTTGAGGGTACGATGAGCCTGAAGGAACAGGCGAATGCCAATGCAGACACAGCAGCATACGGTCAGTTGTGGGTCAAGACAGCCACACCCAATGAACTCTACTTCACAACAGATGCAGGTAACGACATTCAATTGACCTCAGGTACATCTATTGCAGGTGGTGGTGGAGGCGCTGTATCAGCGGTTGCCAACGGTTCCAACAACAGGATAGCCACATTCAGTAGCGCTGACGCTCTGAACGGTGAGGCCAATCTCACATTCAATGGGAGCACCCTGACCGTAACGGGTGCAATCTCTGCAACGACCAAATCATTCGACATTGAACATCCCACGAAAGAGGGGATGAGGCTACACCATGGTTCCCTTGAAGGGCCGGAACATGGCGTCTACATCAGAGGTATTCTACAGGGGGATACGATAGAACTGCCCGATTACTGGACGGGTCTAGTTGATGAGGATACAATCACGGTGCAGTTGACTGCCAACAAAACCTTCCAGCAGTTGTACGTGGACACCGTAAAGGATAATAAAGTGCATGTTAAGGAGTTGACTGGTCGGAACATCGACTGCTTCTACTTCGTACAAGCGGAGAGGAAGGACACGGGGAGAATGGTGGTGGAATACTAATGGCTACATACACAAGCACACAAACTGGAGATTGGGACCAATCCGCTACGTGGGGAGGGTCAGGTACTCCTAGTTCACCGGGAGACATAGCCAACATAGCAAACGGGCACACAGTCACTTTCGACCAACCTTTAGTAGAACAGTTAGGCGATGTCAACATCAACACTGGTGGTATCCTAGTACACTCTGCTATGATGAACGTAAACGGTCGTGTAACTATAAATGGGACATTGCATCAAAAGCCCGGTTCAAAAATTTATTTCGTTGGGGATGACAACCAGACGCACGGGTTGTGGATGGAGAACAACACCGATGCACACTACATAGCAGAAGGCACAGATGGGATGCCTACGACTAAGAGCAGCGGTGCCACCAACATAGGTGACACGGTTCTAGCAGTTGATGATGCTACCTACTTCATCGCAGGGGAGTGGATTGCAATCTACGACACGGATAACACGTCCGGCACTGGCACTTACGACCACTCCCGCTATGCGGATGAAGGAGTGTGGATTCATGACAAGAACGGCAATGACATCTATTTCAGACACTTCGTTGGCCCGGATGACGTCACTTTGACGGAGACAGCGGGTTCATCCGCTACTTCGATAGAGGTCTCCAACGCCAAGGTGTTTCGTGTAGGTGACAGGATAATATTCGGCACGGGCAACAGCAACCGCAATGTTTGCAGAATCAAAGCCATAAACTACACAACCAATGTGATGGATTTGATGAATCTGGCCAATACCAATGATTACTCAGTTGCGGGCACAAATGCTAGTGGTATCTACGTCTACAAGACGGGTTTTGAGAAACCACATAGGGATGATAGTCGCGTGAGGAAATGCGCCACTGTTACTACCGTAGCAAGAGCAGCGACGGATACCACAATCACTCTCGCACAAGATGAGAAGTTTGAGGCGGGAGACATAATCGTGATAGAATGTGAGTTGCAGACCGCAGGTAGCGAAAGCAACAGAGACTGGAACTCCTACGAGACTAGGCACATAGTCCAAAGCAGAAGCAGCAACACACTGACTCTGACAGCCGCCATAGGCTACACAGTACCAGTGGGTGCGCTAGTATCTCGACTTACAAGGGACATAGAGGTGGGGGCCTTGCAGACCGGCTCTACCACCATAGACGACTCAACTAACATAGGATTCTTCTACGCAGAACATTACAGTGGCAACTACAACAGGACTCTGATACTCAAAGATGTCTTCTTTAACAACGTCGGGAACAATAACAGCAACTTCTATTCTGGTTTCGTAGTCAGGGGTCACTTCAGCACTGATGACCCACCTGTTACTGTCGGCATATCAGGCAACTACCAATCTATGATTCAAGAGCCATGGATAGAGGGTTGCACGACCATGATAAACGGCAACGGGAGAAGGGACTACTCCGGTATGTGGCAGTATGACTCAAGGAATTCGGGAATAAGATGTGGGGTATGCAGTAATGCGGAAGATGCATTCACCGTACATTGGGACCCCAGCCAACGAATCTACAACTGCTTCGCCATTAGTTGCGCTGACAGAGGGTTGAGAGTGCAAGGAACTCACTACAACCACGAAGTAGCGTACTGCTATCTCAACAGGGTTGGCAACAGAGGTGTGTACTACGAACCAGTCTACAATCCCGGTAGGGGATTGCACGACATCAAGATGAATGTAGTAGACAACGACCCTATGCGAATCAACAGACACAATGGATACTCAGGCAATGTGTGGAAGATAGATGTGAAGGATAGTCGCTTTGAAGGGCCATACATGAGCGAGATGGGTGGCGGTGATTTCGCTTGTCTCTACTCAAGATTCAGACACATTACATACACAAGCAGGACTGGTCAAACTAAAATGAGTGGTTCGTCATACGCAGGTCGTCAGGGGTACAGCAACAACAATGCCACGTTCAGAGTCATAGAAGCAGATTTTGAGTATGATAATGTAATCAACTTCACGTACTACGCTAGATTCATATGGATTCCAGAGGAAGGAGCGTACCTAGTGAATAGGACATCCCACGACCAATCCGAACGTGCCACAGTGAGGGAGACCATCTTCGTCCCTGCTAACTCCACTGCTAGAATCAGAATCAGTTGCAAGCCCACTGCTGGTTTCTCAGGCAGCGAACCGAACGCATTCGTACAGACTCTTTCTGCCTTCACCGACTACTCTACTGACGGA